CCGACCATGAGAACGCCATCCACCGCAGCTCTGAGGCCGCCCCAGCCACGCAGATCCCAGCGGTTCGCTTTTGGCGAGTGGTGGACAAGCAGAACAGTCGCCTTCGCCTCATCAATTAGATGCTGGCGGATGTTCACCAGCAGCTTTGACATGGCCGGACTCTCGTTCTCCTGCGCGCCCGGCATCGAGGCTGCCAGAGTGTCGATGATGACGAACGGCTGCTCGAACTCGCCCGCGATGTCTGCCGCAAACGCCGCGCACTCGCCGTCAGCCGAGAAGTCCACATATTCATCGAGCAGAAAGAAGGGAAAGCTGCCGAAGCGTCGGCCGTGCTGCTGCCGCCATGCGCGGGCGCGTTGACCCATCTCGCCCCGAGCCTCCTGCGCAACGTAGACGACGGGCGCCTGTCTCACATCGAGGCCGTTCCACGGCAAGCCAAGTGCGACCGAGGCCGCCCAGTCCATGGCGATGGCGCTTTTGCCGAGATTAGGCTCGCCGCCGAGCACCACGATCCCGCTCTGCTGGATGGTCCCGGCAATCAGAAACCGCGTGAACGTGCTGTTGTCCGCGGCCACATCCATGTGGGTGCGCTTGAAATGCCGCCGGACGACGGGTGCAGTCACCTGCCCCCAGCCGGCTTCTTTTGCCATTGCGAAGACGGTGCGAAGCGTGATTGCGCCGTTTGCGTTAAAGGTTGCCCACTTGCGGCGCAGCTCTGCGTCTCCGGGATACTTTTCGCCGGTCGCACACCATGCAGACCAGATCTCAAACGCCTCCAGCCAGAGGCTCGCATTCAGCGCCTGCCCGACCTGTATCCATTTCGGATAGGGGAGATCTGCATTGATCGCAGCCAGCGCGCTCTTGACCTCCTCCAGCTCATCCGCGGGCGCCGCAAAGCGCTCTGGCTCTGGCTGCACCGGACGCTCTTTAAAAAGATCCCCCGCTGGCTTCGCATCCAGCAGCTGGCAAAGCCACGCAGGCGCCTCTGCAATCGGAATCCCGTCCGCCATGTCGGAAGACGACTCAAACTCGTAGCTGCGCCCGCTTCCATGAATGGATGGCGGGATCACCACGTAACCACCGAGCGCCACGATGTCGATCCCAGCGAATCCCTTGAGCGGCGCTTTCCTGAATTGCTTGCCCGGCGTGGACAGATAAATGTGGCGCCCGCCGCCGCCGGTCAACACCTCGATGGTGTCCGGCCACTCCCCCATGCCTTTGAGCTGCAGCCAGCTGTCGTCGCCGCCGTTCCGCGGGTCAATGTCGACCACGATGTGGTTCGGCGGAATGGCTGCCGCGAAGTTCTTGTGACCGCCGTGCCACCACGCCGTAATCCGCTCAGCATCATCGGTGGCGTCATGAAAGCCGCGCGCAGTCGCAGGATGCTTTCCGGGACTCGCACAGTCTGCCTTACCGCAGCTGCAAACCCCCTGAGAGACGTTCCGCAACGGAAACAGCTTGAACCCGTAGTGGAGAAAATCCAGCAGCTCGTGCGGCGCAAGCACCTCAGACATCGAAGACGTCCGGGCGCAGGTCATAGCGCGTGACCCGGGACTTCAACGCCTTTTCTATCGCCACAGCCCGCTCAGGCGTCGGCACGGTATGCCCCGCCCGCCACTGCCAGACAGCGCCGTAGGTGATGCCCAAGAGATCTGCCAGCGCCTGGATGCCACCAGCCGCCTCGATTGCCCGCTCGATGGATGTTTTCGCGTTAATGTTTTTTTTCACTTATGTGACTATTTATGATTATTACAGTCTAACTATAAGTTCTGGGAACGGTCAATGCCAAAAAATTTATTAGCGTGTCTATAATTCGCGTCAAAGGAGAACAACATGCCCAGCCGACCATTGACCCGACACGAACAGCAGATGGCGCGCCGTCTGCGCGACTTGTGGGAAGAAAAGAAAGCGAAGGATCGCCTCACGCAGGACGACATCAACCGCCAGGTGGGCTGGTCCCCAAGTGTCTTCAGCCAATACCTGCGAGGCCGCATTCCGTTGAACACCGACGCAATCTTGCGGATCGCGAAAGCCATCCGCGTGCAGCCGTGGGACATCGATCCCACGCTGGAGCCGCTGTTACGCGGCGCAGGTTACGCCACGTTTGACGAGGCGTTCGAGTCTCTCAGCGATTCGGAAGTGATTGCGGTGGCGACGCAGCTCGCCCGCCGTCTGGATATAGATGGTCAGATCGATCTTGTCGCCCGGCTTGCTGCCGCGCTTCAAGCGTCTCGCGAAGGATCATGAAAAACTCGTTCCGCTGATCCGCGCTGGCTGCGTCTAGCCAGCCAGCTATGGCTTTTTTTATTGGCATCACGTCGCACTCCTTGACCGCGACAGAAATGTAGCCCCAATGAAACTTTTTTTTCAACCCTGCAATTTCCGCTTGCGTTGTTTTATAGTCCGACTATAGAATCGGTTTCGGCGTTGAAAACCAAAGAGGAGAGCAAGCATGATTGAGACCGATGAGATGAGCAGCCCGACGTATGAAGAAAGCGCAGATCTCAAAAAACGCATGAACGCCTGCCGTCGGCACCTTTTGAGCGAGCACAAGCACATCACACAACGCGGCGAGCAACGTCGCTCATCCGATGACGCTCAGCTGAACGAGCCCTACAAGTTCGTGTTGGCCCGCCATGTGCCGCTCGGCATCGTTCAGCAGGCGCTGGAGTCGGTAGGGCTCCGCTGCGTCGGAGGTGTCATCCGATGACGGCGGCACGCAAAAAGCAGGACTTGCACCTCTTTAGTTTCCCTTGCGACATCGTCGTCAGCGATTCCCGCAGGAAGCACATCGTCGACAGCGAGCTGAACTGCCTCATCGACGTCGAGCTCAGTGACCTGATGCGGGCAAGCGTTCCCGTGGATGACGTCGCCTGCTTTTTTCACTTGCTGCGCGATGAGGACGTGGGGTGGTATTTGAAGCTGAACGGCGATTGCGTCGAGCTCGACATGCGCCCGGAAACCCTCTCAACCGTTAACGGCGAGTGCTTGCTGCTCGACGCCGGCCACCGAGGCGGAATCATTGAGGCCGTCATGTCGGCATATCTGGAGGGTGAGTGATGGACATGCATCGCATCATTGACACCGCGCAACTGGACAAGGCCGCAGCGATTGCCGCGGCCAGCGCCAAGGCAGATCGCGCATGGCTGCGTGAAGCCATGGCAGCCGTGCGCTATCTCGCCACCGTTCATGGCGAGTTCACCACTGACAACGTCTGGGCATGCCTGCCGAATGACGTCAGCACGCACGAACCACGCGCGATGGGCGCTGTCATGCGCGCTGCGATGAAAGAAGGCGTGATCGCGCCACTCGACCGATACGAAATGTCCACGAGGCCGGCCTGCCACTGCCGCCCTGTGCGTGTTTGGAAATCATTAAGGAGACAGCAATGGCAATCAAACTGAAAAGCACCCGTGACGCTGCGAGCGACCAGGGTCTAAAGCTGCTGGTTCACGGCCCGACCGGCGCAGGGAAAACCTCGTTGGCAGCGACCATGCCGGGGAAGCAGATCATCCTGTCTGCGGAAGCCGGACTGTTACCGCTACGGCATCTCGACATTGCCGTCATCGAGGTGAAGTCGATTGACGATGTGCGCGAGGCTTATCAGTTCATCGCGAGCAAAGACGGGGAGCAATTTGAGTCGGTAACGCTCGACAGCGTGACCGAAATTGCAGAAGTCGTGCTGGCTGCTGAGAAGCAGAAGACAAAAGACCCGCGGCAGGCTTATGGGGAGCTGATCATGCAGATGACAACCCTCCTTCGCGCTTTTCGCGATCTTCCCCGCCGCCACGTTTATATGAGCTGCCAGCAAACGCGCGACAAGGACGAGCAGTCTGGCGCCATGCTTTATGGCCCTTCCATGCCCGGAGCAAAGCTCGCGCAGTCGCTGCCGTACCTCTTTGATGAGGTGTTCGCTTTACGCGTTGAGCGCGACGCGGAAGGCGCACTTAAGCGTGTGCTCCAGACAAGCCGCGACGGCGCCTATGAGGCGAAAGACCGCTCGGGCTGTCTTGACCAGTTCGAGTCACCGGATCTCGCCGCTGTCATTCAAAAGATTTCCGGCAGCAGCAAGGCGAAAGCCGCATGAGTCTCATCGAAAAAATTATGACCCCTGTGGTCTTCATTGCCGTGGAAGCTGCGGCTGTTTCACTTTTTTGGCTG